TCTCCGCGTTCCAGTCTCGCTGGTTTCGCCCGGTCAAGAACGGCCAGTTCAACCGCTGGATACAGGCCGAGCACGCCCAGGATGAGATCCAGCAGCGCCTGGCCGACATCTGCCTGACGCTGGATCCGAAGGACTGGTTCGACCTGCAGACCCCGATCGTCAACGTGATCGAAGTCGAGCTGCCTGCCAGCGCCCGCGCCAAGTACCGGGAGATGGAGCGCGAGCTCTTCACCATGATTGAGGGCAACGAGGTCGAGGCCATGACCGCCGCGGCCAAGTCGCAGAAGTGCCTGCAGATGGCCAACGGCGCCGTCTACCTGGAGGCCGAGCGCTACGGCGCCGGCGCCTGGATCGAGTGCCACACCGAGAAGCTCGACGCGCTTGAGGAGCTGGCCGAGCAGACCAGCGACGACCCGCTGCTGGTGGCCTACCAGTTCAAGAGCGACCTGGCGCGCCTGCAGAAGCGGTTCCCGGCCGGCATCGACTTGTCCAAGCCCGAGGGCATGGCGCGCGCGATGCGTGGCGAGGGCAAGCTGTGGTTTGGCCACCCGGCCAGCATGGGCCACGGCGTCGACGGCCTGCAGTACCACTGCAACACCATCGTGTTCTTCGCCCAGGACTGGAACCTTGAGCAGCACGACCAGGTGCTTGAGCGCGTGGGCCCGATGCGCCAGCTGCAGGCCGGGCGCGACCGGGGTGTGTTTGTTCACTACATCGTGGCGCGCGGCACGGTCGATGAGCTGGTCATGGCTCGGCGAGAATCGAAGCGCAGTGTGCAGGATCTCCTGCTTGATTATTTGAAAGGGAAACGATGAAGACTACCGCACCCCAGCTGCTGAACAGGGCTGCCAGCCTGATGGAGCAGCGCGGCCAGCAGTACGACCAGCCCCAGGGCGAGCGCAGCATGGGCCGCGCGGTCGCCGCGCTTAACACCATCCTCGGGCGCCAGGCCCTGAGCGAGAGCGAGGGCTGGTTGCTGCTGCAGATCCTGAAGGACGTGCGCGATCGCCAGCGCCCCGCAGCTCACATCGACAGCCTGGAAGACTGCGTGGCCTACGCCGCGCTCAAGGCCGAGGCGCGCCTGGCCGAGGGGCAGGCATGAGCAGCGACGACTTCGACATCGCCAGCGAGCGCGAGGAGCTTGAGCGCAGCATGGCCATTGCGGCCAAGCGCCCAGCGGGCCCCGCCCCTACCGGGCGCTGCCTGTACTGCGAGGAGATCGTGAACGACGAGCAACGCTGGTGCGGCGTGGAGTGCCGAGACCTGTGGGAGAAGTACCGTGGCCGACGCTAATGCCTACATCGCGCAGCTGCCTGCTGGTTACGACGAGCGCACGGTGCTTGCGTTGGATGAGCACAACCAGGTGATTGCCACGCACCCTGAGCACCCGCCCCTGCGGCTGGCCGCAAGCGGAGAGTGGCTTGCACTTTCTGCAGCGCCGGTGCATCCTGCACGAAGTTCTAGCAGCAGCTAGAATCGCATTGAGCACGATGTCCCCCTAAGTGCTCGACGCCTTTACAGTTCTGTAAAGGCAGAATATACATTATGCGTCCCGAAACGGGGGTTGACGGTACAGCATCTGCTAAAGGAAACTGTCGCACATGCTTGAGATCAACGCCCTGCCCGGACGCCACCTGCGCGCCCTGATCGAACTGCTCGGCCAGCCCCGCGTCGAGCGCGAGCTCAACGTGCACCGCACCACGGTGCGCCGCTGGTTGAAGGGTGAGGTCAAGATCCCCGGCCACCAGCACCAGGTGATCCGCCTGCTGCTGGGGGATCTGCCCGGCACCTGCGGCCGGTGGTCGGGCTGGGGCTTCCGAGACGGCAAGCTCTACTCACCCGGGGGTGATGCGTTTGATGCGGGCCAGGTGTTGAGCCTGGTGCTGCTGCGCCAGCAGCTCGCCGCCCAGGCGCGCGAGCTCCAGCACCTCAAGGTGCGCTTGGCCATCAAACTGCCGACCAAAAGGTCAGCAGTGCTAGGCCGATGCGGAGGTAGATGGCTCGGGTGGTCATATCAATGTGCAGTTACGTTGTACCCGTTGAAACCACCACCCACTTTGCCCCGTTTACAAAAGTGTTGGAGTACTTGAAACGGATGGAACTGACCTTTCCGTATGCAGCCGTTGGAACAAAAGACCCAACCAAATAAACCGCGTTCCAAGTCAATGTGTTGCCCCCGCCTCCAGCTTGCTCAAACATAAACTCTAATTCGTCGCCATAAGCTGGGGTAAAAGTCGGCGCTGCAATAGTTGGGTTGCTGGTAATGGAACAAAAATACACGCCGTAATCAGAACTTGGCGTTACGGTTGACGGGCTGGAAGTTGTAAAAGTATTCTTGCTTGAGATCGGCGTTAATGTACGCAAGACCTTTGTGTGCGAAATAGAGATTCCACCAGCGGTTGTGTAAGTGGCCTCGCCATACAAAATTGCCGCAGATGTAGAACTACTTCCCCCTTGCACATAATAGTTTGTTGAAATTCCAGAAACATACCCAGCGTTTAAGTGTACTGTGCTGTTTGGAGCGGCATAAATCCTGACGCACTCGCTTGAATATCCGGTGCTTTGAGCAAATGTGCAATCTTTGACGGAAAAAGAACCGCCAGTTATCACACGAATAGAAGCGTTAGCTGCAATTACGCTACCCGCACTGAGCCAAACCTTTTCAACGTGCGCTCCATAAATTAAACCACCTTGGGCTTGATTGAGAAATATTCCTTCGTTTTGAGCAGTTAAATACGTACCACCGTAAATGGAAACGTCGTTGATGTCATTAGCGCCATAAATCCCATTAATTCCGCCGCGTGTTACGTTGTCACTTAAAGCAATCGAAGAAACAATACCGCCAGAACCGCCACCAGACCCACCGGCTGTAGAAATGTAAATGCCGTACCCAGTGCTTTGCGCTTGGATTCTGCAAGATTCAACAACCGATTCAAAAAAGTTGCCTAACAGCTTAATTCCTATAACTGCGTCAATAACCAAATCCCTGACTACGCAACCATATAAAAACGAATTTCCGGCCAACGGCCCTTGCATAATTAGGCCCGTTCCAGTTCCAGCGTGAGTGATTTCCAAACCTTCAATTACTAGGTTTTTTACGAGCGTGGCGGTTCCAGAAACAGTCACGGTAAGGGCGTTTACAACACCAGCAGAAGTTGTAAGTCTTGAGCCGTAACCCGTAATTCGTTTTTGATAAGTGCTGGTTGCGCTAAACGTGGCAACTATTTGGGATGTGACGTAGAAGTTAAACTTACTCGGAAAAATTAAATCTACTGGGTTCGCCACCCAATAATTAACCGCCGCCTGAATAGCAGCCGTGTCATCGGTCACGCCATCCCCCACCGCCCCGAAATCCTTGACGCTAACCACGTCATTCAGCTTGACCTTGTTCTTGAGAGCTTTGCTCATTTTCCGGATCCTTTCATTGCGTCCGCGATAGACGGCGCGATCTTTTCAACACTGCGCCCGACGACGTAGCCGCCCAGGCCAAACTCGACAATCGACCAGAGCTTCAGGTACTCGGCCTCGCTCAGGTTGGGCGCCGCCCAGCCGAACCACCTGGCCACGATGAGCCCACCGAACACCAGCATGAGCATCGGCCGCCAGTTGGCCGCCAGCCAGTGCGTGCTCGCGGCCTCGGTCTTGACGATCTCGGCGCGCCCTTGGAACTCGGCGAGCTCACCCTTCTGCGCGAGCTCGAGCAGCGCGAGCTTGGCCTGGTCGCGCTGTGCAGGATCCGGCCACAGGCGGTCTATGAGCTTGCCGCCGACGTCCAGCGCCGCGGTGATCGGGTCTACTGCCATGTGCCGTCCTTCATCTGCTTGGCCAAACGCCGGGCGCGCTCGGGCGTCTGGCTGGCCCACTTGCTCTGCGCCATCAGCAGTGCCGCGTCGGTGTACTCGCCCCGCTCCACCGCGGCCAGAGTCTGCTTGAACGCCATCAGCCCGGCGGTGCCAAGCTGGAACGCCATGTTAACCAGCACGCCCTGGCGCGCGGGGTCCAGATCCTTGAACCAGGGCAGCAGCCGCGTCAGCGACTCGATGCGGTCGGTGATGTCGTTGGCCAGCAAATAGTCGATCTCATCGGAGCGCAGCACGCCGCCGCGGCGGGCATCCACCAGGCGCCCAACGCCGATGGTCCAGAATCCCAGGTGATCCTGGTAGACGCTGGGCTTGACGCCCTCGTCGCGTCGCAGTTGGTTGGTGAGCTCGGTGATCATTTGAAACCGTGGCTCTTCAGGAAGTCGAGAAAGACAAAGCCCAGGCCGACGATCGCCGACCAGACCAGGCCGGCCAGGCTCTTCTCAATGATCGCCTGCCGGAGCTTGATTGACTGGGCCTCCTTGGCAATCGCCAGGCGGACCCAGTGCTGCTCTTCCTCGCTCAAACAGTGGGGGGTGGGTTGCTTGCTTACCTGGCCGATGACGGCCTCAACGATGGCGGAAACGAGTTGCTCGTCAGATGCTCGCCTGCGCTCGAATACAGGGGTTGAGTCGGTCATGGTCAGTGTGCGGAGATGCGTTGCCGCATGGTAGTCGGCAGCACCCGCGACACGGACACCGGCAGGGTTGAGTCAGCGCGACAGCACTCTCAGATTATTCCAGACCACCCAGACGTAAAACGCTGCGATGGCATACAACAGTTCAACAGGCACGTACTTCTCAGCCCACCAGAGCAGCGCGATGTAGCTGCCCTTCATCAGGATGAGCGCAGGCAGGACGCCGATCTTGCCGAACAGCTTGGCAAGGATGGGATTGCTCTCAACCGTGTTAGACCGGGACAAGCACTTGTGCGTTGTCCAGATGTCTAGGAGCTGGAGGAGGGTTAGGAGGGGGAGCATCACAAAGCCGAGATGATGAAGGCCAGCAGTTCTTCGTATCGCACGCCGTAGCGGTTGCCAGCAGGGCGCACTTCGTTGCCGTCTTCGTCCAGTTCAGCGGCCCACTCGTCGTAGCAAATGATTGCGTAGCGGTTTGCATCCAGCCCTTCAGCTTCAAACGCTGCTATCACTTCTTGAGCAATGACACCAACATGGATGCGGGCTGCATCACCTTTTGCCTGCACTGCGTCGTTAAACTTGAATGCTTTGATCAACGACTTTAGGCGAACAGCCACCGCATTTTCAGCGTCTGACAAGCTGCGTACTTGTTGTTTTTCACGGGCGTCAGAGGTGTTGATCGTGCCGGTGCCAGCGTAGACAACAGACCAGCGGAAGCTGGCGTTGCCGATGGATGTGCTGTTGTCCGTAGATGTTCTAACAACACCTGATGAAGGAGCGGTCAGCACCAGTGCCGAAGAACCAACAATGGTGAACCCGCGTGTTGGTGTACCTGTACCATCACCTATCCAGATATTCGACCCGTTACCGTCAAACTCCAGTCTTTGGAAGGACTCGCCGCTGCGCTTAAACTGCATCCCGTCCGCATATAGTCTATAAGTCCAATCCGTGCTTGCTGAGGATTTACCAAGCGCATTCTGCCCAGGGCCAAAACCCTGCAAGTGTGGAGCCGTCGATCCAGCAGACGTTCTGTTGACAATGGCAACACCGTTACCTGTAAAGTCAAGCGAATCACCTGTGCGTGATCCGTAGTATTTGTTTTGCGGGCTGGTAGACCCGGCAAAGGTGTAGTTAATACCTGCTGACTGATACCCACCAATAAATACGTTGTCCGAAGTATCCCCAGAAATGCTACTGAAAAAGCGAACCCGACCACCGCCTGTTACTTCAAACCGTGGGTTGATGACGGTGTTGTTTTGAGCGTCTGCAAAGTTAAATTGGAACTCGTCGCTGTCTGTTTCAACAGAAGGTTTGTAGAAGACGTTATTGTTAACACCCGTGCCTGTCACGCCATCCAGCCAAATCGAATAAGCACCAGTGATAGGTGAAGTGCCTTCAGATGATGACCTTGCAAACGCACCGCAGAAGTAGTTATTTTCGTTTGACCACGAATTTGCGTCTCGGCCACCCAGCTTTAGGTTTACCTTGCCATCCACAAGCTGAAGAATGTGGAAATTGTTGTAGGCGTTGCCTGTGCTGTTGTAGCCACCCACATACAGGTTGATGCCGAACCCGAAAACACGCGGAATTGTGATTTCTGAGAAGTACAGGTTAGCAATATCAACACCGATGGCCGAATCAAACCCAGACCAGCCGGGGACGGTCTTGGACGAGTTGTTGACCTTCGGCAGCTTGAGCAGCAGTCGCAAACCAGACTGCCCGCCCGTCGTCTTACCCACGCGCACAGCAGGGGAGACAGTAGCGCCGGGGCAACTGATGGTCATCTCGGAAAGATCACCAGAGCAGTTAAGAGTAATGGTTCCGTTGGTCGAATAAGTGCCCGGAGCACCTTGTAAAAGCGCGCCAGTTGATTCGCAGTAATCCGCAGCCGCCTGTATCGCCACCGTATCATCATTAACCCCATCCCCAACAGCCCCAAAGTCCTTCACACTCACACTCTCACGCAGCTTGGTCTGCACAGTGGTTGCGACGGCTCCTGTGCCTGCGGGTGTGTAGTTGACGTTCACGGCGTCGGCAACGCCAATAGTGTTCGTCCGCCAGATGTGGAACACCACTTCGTCGTTCAGCGACAGGCCGCTGGTGAACGTGACGACGTTGGCGCTGGTTTCGGCGTAGTCAAGCGCCGAGCTGAACAGCAAACCATTCACAAACACGGACAGCGTTTCTGCGCCGGGTGCGTAGGCGTTGGCCAGGGTGAACGCTGTCTGCCCCGCCGTGGCGGTCTGGCGCTCGGTGACATAGGCAGAGCCTGAGCTCTGCGAGGCGGCCACCAGGAACCGCACGATGATCGCGGTGCCGTTGGCAGGGGCGCTGGTGAACACGACCCTGGCGCCGCTGACGGTGTAGTCAACGGCCGGGTTTTGCATGACGCCTGCGATCGTCACTTCAGCTGCGTTGGTCGAGCCTGGGAGCTGGCTGCAGACGAACTGCGTTGTTGTGCCGTCGCCGGTGAACTTGTCCACCACGACGTAGGCGCTGGCCGTGACCGAGGCGAGCGACGCCGCGTCGATGTTCACCAGGCCGTCCTCGGCAGTGTTCCAGCCGATGACCTTGCTGGCCTCTGGCGAGGGCAGCACGCCACTTGCGGCCGAGGTGACCGGGATCAACACCGCCCGGTTGGTGATTTCACGTAGCTGCTGGATCTGCATGACCTGCCGGTCGAGTTCGTTCTCCAGCGCCAGCGGCGAGAAGTTGCCACCGCTCGGCAAGTCAAGCGGCTGGTCGTAGTCAATGTCGCCAACGATCGAGAGCACGCTGCCCACTGCCAGCGGCGTGCCGCTGATCGGGTAGGTGACCGTGCCGCCGGGGCTGGTCTCCTGGTTCGCGTTGAGCGTGACCGAGTAGTCGGTGTTGAGGACCAGGGCGGTCTCGACGCCGGAGCTGTTGGCGATGGTGACCGCCACGTCGGCGGCGGCGAAGACTTTGAACGTGAACGGCCAGGCGGTTTGTGCGCCAGTGCCAAGCAACGGCCCGGCCTTGCGAACGGTAGAGGGGATCGTCATGCGCGGAGCTCCTGCGAATTACCTGATGGTAGGTCGCAGGAGCTTCGACACGGACACGCTACTTGCTGGCGGGACTCGGGCTGCCAGTGACCAACCCGCGCGCCAGGTCAAGGGCGTCGGTGGGGTCCACCTTGCCCTGCTCCACCGCGGCCAGGTAGCCGAGCGGTCGGGCGATGGCGTAGGCCGGCAGGCCGGTCACGATGCTGACGGCGCTGGCCACGTCGCGCACGGCGTTGCGGGCGTTCAGCCGATCGGGTTCGGCGATGGCTTTGTAGACGTCGTAGGGCACGCCCACGGCGGACTCGAGCAGGCTGACTGCCGGGCTCAGGCTGACGCGGTCGTCGGCCGGGTTGCCGTTGAAGCGGGCGATACCGGCGTTGGCCAGCTGGCCGATGAACGGCACCATGGCCAGCGCGCCCTTGATCGTGCCCATGCCGAACACGGCGGCCAGCCAGTCGTCCAGGTAGCCGTCCTTGTCCTCGTCATCCGGCCCGCCGCGCATCGCCTGGGCGATCGCCTCGGCCACCCAGATCGGTGCCAGCATGCCGAGCGTGATGATGCCCAGCGCCTTGCCGGCGCCCTTCCTAAGCCCCATCTCGCGCGAGAGCTGCTGCAGCGCGGTGCCG